GCGTTGCACGGAAACACGGGTGATTTATCACGATATAGACCGATATAGTTACCAGACATACCGGATATGTACGGCTGCTTTGGACAGTCCGTTATAGGTGGGTATGTACTGCTATAGCGTGACATCGGTATGTGCTACGTGCACCATGATGTGGCCCGGGCCAACACCACACCACTGTACTGTGTACACGTACGTGGTATAGCTACGTAGCAATACCTACTGTGTATGACGTACACACTAACCAGCACACACCACAGCGCACACTGTGTACGTGCTACACAGTAGCTATAGCTGACCTGGTACTATACCACGTACAGGTACTGTGTATACGTACACTGTATACGTACAGTACACACCACCACTGTGTAGTACGTATACAGTGCCACCATTACCACCACTGTGTATGACACATACAGTGCAGTGGTAAGACACACCACATGACAGTGGTAACCATCTATGTGTGCAGTGGTAGCGCATGTGTTGGTCAGTGGTATGCGTATGTGCATGCGTAGCGTAGCGCGTATTGCGTACGTGGAATAGGACGTACGCGCTGTGTGGGAATGCCCTTACCACCATAGTATATGACATTCCCTCACCCATTGATAAGGACATTCCCTCACTCGGTAAGGACATTCCCCCATCCGCGAGCATGGCTTATCCGCCACCATTAAAGCCATTACCACCACCATTACCATTAAAGATCATATATGATTGATGACATAATTCGATGCATTTTTTTATGCATCTATATACGTGGACAGCTCGGTCACCATTTTCCTGCCCCGGCCTCAAAAACCCTCGATGTGCTACATCCGCGTAGCACCTGAGCTGCGGAAACGGCCCTCGGGCTGCCTAACCGGAGGCTCCCTCCGGGCTTGACGGGGGTGGCGTGCGGACGTGTAGAATCCGGGCATGGACACCAGGTGGATGCGAGACTGCGCCGGAGGGTGCGGAAAGAGGCTCAAAATGGGCACTTTTCGGCTCCCGAGGCCAATTTGCGCAGCCTGCCGGAAGCGTCGCGGGCTTCTGACCTGCATGTGGTGTCATAAACCGTTCCGTTCGCGCAACCGGAGCCTACAGGCCGAATTTTGCTCGCGGCACTGCGCTAGGCTCTGGCAAGGGCTAAATCGGCGAAATCCGACCGATCCGCTTCCCGTCAGAACACGGGACATCCTGGGAGATTGAGCCAGTTCGAGCAGCTTCCCGGCACTTCTGGCCAGTTTCGGCTGGTACGCTGGGAAGCCATGCCAGGTTCTCCCTCGGCGGTGGGGGAGCCAAGTTCCGTAGCCATTAAGCGGAAGCCTGGCAGCGCAAGGGCCTGACTGGTTTCGATCGGGGTAAATCCGCCTGCGGCCACCCGTGAGACTAGGGTTCGACTCCCTACAGGTCCACATGGCGGCAAATCACGCTGTTTTCGGGGTTCCGTGCCCGATCTGCGAGGTCGAGATCGGCCAGCCGTGCACGTACGGCGAGGTCGAGGGCACTCACGCCAAGCGGATCGCGGCGGCGGTGAAGGCCGGCAAGCTCGGGCTCGTCGAGTCGCTGAGCCTCCCGTTTCCGGTGATCGCGCCCCCGGAACTGGACGAGGACGCCAATCGGCGGGCTTTTATCCGCCAAATCGTCGCTGACGGGGCGAATCCGGTGGTTCACACGGTCACGAACAGCGAAGGGCGCACCCCGACCAAGGATGACGTCCGCAGGGGCGACTACTAGGTAGAATCGCGCCATGACCGACGCCGTAAACCACCCCGAGCACTACCACAGCGAGTACATGCACGCCCGCTGCGGCCTGCCGATCGAGTGCATCGACATCGTTCGGCACATGGACTTCAACCTCGGCAACGCCATCAAGTACATCTGGCGGGCAGGCAAGAAGGGCGACGCGCTCGAAGACCTCCGCAAGGCCAACTGGTACATCGCCGACGCCATCACCGAGCTGGAGCGACAGGCCGAGGAGATCGCCAAGGCGATCAAGAAGGAGGAAGACCGCGCCGAGCTGCTCGACCGGCTGCACGCGCCGATCTACGGACAGCAGTGGGAGCCTGCCCTAACGGTTGAGGGCATCGTCTTCACCATCAACAACGCCGACGAGGGCAACAAGTACTGGAACGCGTTCAACCGCGAGCCGTTCTACCTCAGCCTCGACCCGGCCGGGCGGCAGGCGTGCCGCGACCAGCTCCTCGAACAGCTCTGGCGGCTTCCGACGTCAGAGTTCGATAAGCTGGCATCCCACGTCCAAGAGGCCGTGACCGACTGGTGCCATGCAACCGGAAAGACGGGTGACTGCTGATGAGCGTCCAGGGAGACCTGCTGCGCGAGGCGATCCTGCTGATCGAGGGCAACCGAAACGACGACTACGGTGCACCGCACGAGGACTTCGAGCGCACGGCGGGGATGCTGAACTCACTCGGCTACCGCGGTCCGGGCGGGCGCGAACTCGTCGGGTCGGACTGGGCGGTCATCCTCATCAGTGGCAAGCTCAGCCGCCTCACCCACAGCCCCGACCACAAGGACTCGATCGAGGACATCGCCGGGTACGCGGGCTGCTACTGGGAGGCGCGCGAGTACCTCCGCAAGCAGGCTGAGACGGCCGAGTCCGACACGGCGTTCGCGTCGGTGGTAAAGGGCTGCCGCGACCGGATGCCGAACACGGCCCCGCCGGTATTCGTCGGCCGGAAGACCATATGCAGCGCGTGCCAGCAGTCGTGGCCGTGCCAGAACGGGTGCGAGTACGGACAGATGGTGCACGCATGAGCCACCGTCTCTACCTCGGCAACAAGATGACCGAGATCCCGTACTTCAACGCGCCGTGGTTCGACATGGCCGAGAAGTCGCTGCTCGCGGTCCCGACCGTCATCGAAGTGTTCAGCCCGGCCGAGCACGACCGCATGATGGGCTTCAACCCGATGCTGTGCCCGGCCGGCAGCAAGGAAGAGTCGCGGGCCGCCGGGTTCGACGTGCGCAAGGCGCTCCTGGCCGACTGGAGCTGGATCGCCAACAACAGCACGGGCATGATCGCCGGGCCGGACTGGACGCGCTCGCCAGGGGCCAAGTCCGAGGTCGCTTGCCACCACGCGCTCGGGCTGCCAGTGTGGGAGTATGACGCTTTCCTGCGGTACTGGAATGACCCGCCCGCCCTGCGGGCAATGGTCGTGCCGCCGATGCTAGCCGTCTCTCTCGTGATGGCAGACGGTCCGGACGAGGACGAAGACGGCGGCCTGGTATGTGATTGCCACGGCTAACGACGTCTACGACATCGAGCGCATCGACCGCTACAACATCCGCGTTGCAGAGCGCAGGAAGTACGGCTGGGCGCGGACGTTTTCCCTCAATGAGGCATTCGAGCTTGCCGTCAAGCTTCCGGATATCATCGAAGAGATGCTGAGGGAAGGGGCCGACGATGGCCAAGGGCAAGTGGACGACGGCCAAGCGCAAGGGCAACTGCGGCAACTGCCGGGCTGAGATTCACGAGGGCGACGAGATCTTCAACGCCCGAGGCGCTTGGCTCTGCCATGTCTGCGGCCTGACGGCCGAGGCGACACCCGACGAGGTGGTCATCGGCGGCATCGAAGAGGCGATCATCCGCGACCTGGGGGCTTTCCCCGAGGAGGCGCAGGACTGCTCGATCGCCATCGCGATGCTGTTCATGGCCCACCAGCTCGACATGGGCTACATCGTCGGGCCGCGCGAGGTGTCCCAGTACACCAAGGAACTCCGCATCAACATGCTCACCCTGCGGGACATGTACCCGCCGGAAGAGGAAGACGACGCCACCGACTTCGCCACCAAGCAGCGCATGCGCCGCAACCGGGAACAGAACGGCTTCTGACGATGTTGGAGCGACCATGGAAGACGAGGACGAGTTCGCGCCGTCGAGTCACGGTTGCATCAGGATCGGCGCTGGTATCAGCGTGTTCGAGACCAAGTGGGTGTTCGGAACGGAGTCGAACATATGCACATGCGGAGCACTAGCACCGGGGACGCCGTACGAGGCGTCGCGACTGACGCTGCACAGCTTGGACTGCGCATCGACGCCCTGTCCGATGTGCCAGTTGGAAGCCGACGCTGGCGACACGACCACCCAGAGTACGGATGGGTCGCACTCGGCCTGATCGTCGTGGCGGCCGACATCACCGGCAGCCGCACCATGAGCGACGCGTTCCGCACCGCGAGCCGCAGCCCTATTGGCCGGCCTATCATGATCGCGGGGTGGGGCGTCCTCACAGCCCATCTCTTCGGGCTCATCCCGCCGGGAGTAGACCCGATCAACCAGCTTTGGAGGAAGTGCAGTGGCCGCTGAGCACACCGACTGGATGGAAGCCCGCGATTTCGTCGAGTACCTCGACCACAACAAGATCCAGAGCCCGATGTACGGCTGGAAGGTGGTCGAGCTGCTGCGGATGCACTCGGCGAAGAAGTTCGTGCTGGAGACGGGCCACCCGCTGCACCCCGAGCGCCTGATGCCGGTCCGCACGAACGACGGCGCGACGCGGCCGGTCATCCGCTACACCTTCCGCAAGATGGTCAGGCAGGGCATGGTCGGCGGCGTCTGCCTCTTCCGGGTCACGACCAAGCAGTTGAAGCCGTGACCGCGAAGAAGTACCGCAACGCCTGCTGGACCGAGGAGGAGCTTGCGTTCATCCGCGAGCACCCGATGATGCCGCCGATCGAGCTGGCCCAGTGGCTGCCCGGCCGGACGCTCAACGCGTGCGCGCAGGCAAGGTTCAGGCTCGACGGGCGCAAGCCGCCCAAGCCGACCGAGTACGCGGTTAAGGCACCAGGCGACTACATCGAGCAGCTATCTTTGTTTCTGGTGGAGGACTTCGAATGTATGGAGATCTGGGCTCGATGGAACGGCTACGCTACGTGGCAGATCCTGGGAACCGACGAGCGCGGATTCGTGCATGTACGCTGCACCGCGAAGGGGTAGTCACCCCGCTGCACCCCAAGGCGTTCGAGCAGCAGGTGATGGAAGACAACTTCCTGATCGGCACGATCAAGGCTGAGCGGGAGCGCAAGAACAAGCGCAGTAAGCTCTGGAAGTGGTTCGACTACCTCTGGTGCTCCTGCCTCGTCACCAGCGCATTCGACGTCATCGACCACCACGCCTTCTGGGGCATGTCCGCGCTCGCAGTGCTGACCGGGCTCATAATCGCCCGGATCGTCATCGGCGGTGTGCGTATGACCGCTGATCTCCTCTGGGGAGTCTTATGGTGCACACCCCGCTTCACCCCGGCGCTCGCGGCGTGCAGATCAGGGCTAGCTGGACCCGCGTGCAGCGCATCATGATCTGCGTGCTGCTCCCTATACTCACTGTTGCCTACACTTGGAGGTACCGTGCTCAGGCGCACCGACTACGGGCACGTGTGCGTGCTAATCGAGGACACTGACCGCGACTGGCGGGCGATCGTAGACCAGGGCATCGCCAAGGACGTGCTCAAGCTCTGGCGGCACGGGATCCGCACCGAGTTCTCCTGCGAGGCGCTGCCCTACCACCGGAACATGCGGCGCAAGGGCAAGCAGATCGTGCTCAGCAGGGGCGTCGATTTCGGCTGCGCGCTGAGGCTGCTGCCGTGGGCGGGCACGGCCATGACCAACTTCCTCGGCTTCACGGCGGTCTACCAGCTCGACGTGCCCGGCGACTGCAACTGGGAAAGAGTGTGGCGTGCCTAGCAGTCAGTCCGCGTGGAAGTCGCCTTGGCAGGAGTTCCTCGACGTCCGGAACGGGCTGTTCCCGTCGAGTCGGCCGATCACCGACTACACCGTTGACGTGTTCCGCATCCCCAATTGCGATTTTCGCAGTCCCGAGTACAACGAGCTGACCGACTGGTACTGGCGGGTGCGGCTCGGGGACATCCCGATCAACGGCGGCCTGACCACCGGGCTCAACAGGGGCCACACCGCCGCCGAGTCCGCCATTCACGTGTTCGAGTGGGCCGAGTTCAAAGAGCACCACTACTGGGATGTCGAAACTCATAGCTGGTGCAGGCGCGGTGAACTTCCCCCGCTAGAATAGGCGTGTGACAACGTGGGCCGAGGTCGAGGAGCGAGTAGCACTCGCCATAACGCTTGAGTCGCCGTTGCTTCTATCCGAGGCGATAGCGACTCGGCTTGCCCGTGCGGCCATTCGAGAGATGCAGGAGCTGCGGCTTACCGCCGTGGTGCCCGATGTTTGACGCCGAAGACGAGCCGGTACTCCTGCCGGACGGCACTATCCTCGACACCCCGCTGCTCGGCCAGCAGGAGCCTCGCTTCTCCACCGTGCCCGACCGGCACACCGAGGTCGTCGAGGGCTGCCGTTCGTGCGCTTCCGATGTGCACGCCACCGGCTGCGGCGAGTACGCCTACGAGGAGGTCATGCCCTGGGCCATCGCTCACGGCTACGAGCTGGACCCGTGGCAGGACACCGCCGTCCGGAACATCCTCGGCCTTAAACCAAGCGGCCGATGGGCCGCCGGAACCAACTGCCTCATCGTGTCGCGCCAGAACGGCAAGGGCACGATCCTTGAGGTGCGCGAGCTGGGCGGCCTGTTCGTTACCGGCGAGGAAGTCATCGTGCACACCGCGCACGAGTACAAGACCGCCGTGGTGCACTTCAACCGCCTCAAGGAAACGCTCAGCCACTACCCCTCGCTGATGCGCCGCGTCCGCCGTATGCCCGCGTCCAACGTCGAGCACGCCATCGAACTCAAGCCGCAGGCCACGCTCATCTTCGGCTCGGGCGGCAAGGAGATCCGGCGCAAGGTCGCGCCCGTGCTGGTGTTCCTGGCGCGGTCCAAGGGCTCTGGCCGAGGCTTCACGGGCGACACCATCGTCTACGACGAGGACATGTACCTCACCAGCGACCAGCTCGCCGCGTCGCTGCCTGCCATGTCCGCCCGGGCCACACGGGTTCCGGGTCCGCAGGTCATCTACATGGGGTCGGCGGGCACCGAGGAGAGCGAGCAGGCGGGCAAGCTGCGCACGCGCATTCTCAAGGACGACAAGAAGATGTTCGGGGCCGAGTGGTCGGTCAACCCGCACCTCGACTCCTGCCCGCGCGACCTGATCAACGGACGGCGCACCAACTACTTCATCGTCTGCACCAAGCACGACGACAGGGACGACCCGCGGTCATGGGCCAAGGCCAACCCCGGCCTCAACTACCGGCTGACCTACCAGTACACCCGCGACGAAGAGTTCATGAACCTCCCCGACGAGGAGTTCGATAAAGAGCGCCTGTCGGTCGGCCGCTGGCCGTCTGAGGACGCTGCCTGGTCGGCTATCAGCGAGGACGCCTGGCAGAACCTCACGAACGAGGATCCGGGCAAGCCCTGCCAGCCCATCGCGTTCGCGTTCGACATCGACGAGGACGGCCGGAGCGCGACCATCTGCGCCGCCTGGAAGCACCCTGAGGGCAGGATCGTGCTGGAGGTCCCGAAGGACTGCTCGCGCATGGGCTCGGACTGGCTCATGGACAAGATGGACCAGATCTACAAGCGCAATCACCCGGTGTGCATCTGCGTTCCCAAGAACGGGCCGGCCGCCGCGCTGATCGAGGACGGGAAGAAACTGTGGCGCGATCGGCTTATAGAGATCGGAACCCAGGACGAGGCAGCGGCTTACGCCTGGTTCATGCAGCAGGTGAGGGGCCGGAAGCTCTGGCATTTCGGCAAGGTGCAGGCACCGACCCTGTGGCATGCGGTGGGCCACGCTGACACGCGAGTCGTCGGGGACGGAGGTAAGACCTTCAGTCGCCGCGACAGCGAGTCGGATATCACGCCCATCACATCGGCTATGCTCGCTGCCTACGGACTGAACAAGATGGCGACGGGCTACGACCCGCTCAAGACGATTGGCTAGGCATGCCGGACCCGATCAAGACCCCGCTGCACCCCAAGTCCCCGCTGCCGGTCGGCACGAAGGTGCAGTACCACGGCTCTCACCCGGACCACCACGGCGACTACGTGATCACCTCCATCGCAGACGCGGACATGCTGCGCGCGATGGGCCGCGACCCCGACACGAACTACAGCATCGACCGCGTGGGCTACGAGCTGTGCCCGGTGGGGATGGAGCGCAGCTACCGCAACCGCGAGTACATGCTGTACTACGTGCGCCGGGGCTCGATCACGCCCATCGGCGACCTGGGGTACACCGCGAAGGACATCGCCGAGTTCCGCGAGTGGCCCGAGGACCCGGAGTTCCGCTGGTACGCCGGCTCCAGCAACATCCCCAAGTTCAAGGCGATCGTGGACGCAGCCGAGAAGCTGCTCATCAGGGAGGCCGACAGTGCCACGTGAACTCTCTCACCTGGACATCCACAACCACCAGGCGCGCGTCTACGACCTGAACAAGGCCAAGGGCTGGTACGACGAGCCGGTGCCGTTCATCCAGGCGATGGGGATGCTCGTCACCGAGATCGACGAGGCCAAGCACGCGTACGAGGAAGTGGGCGTCACGCACGACTTCAAGGCCGAGATGGCGGACATCTACATCCGCCTGCTTGATGACGCGGCGCGTTATCATTTCGACCTGTCCACTGCGGTAGACATCTACCGATTCGGGAGTTTCGAATCCGGATCGTGCATCGACTCTGACCTGTGGCTGCTCATCTCGCCGATCGTCAAGGCGATCGAGGCGTACCGCAAGCACGGGCTGGGCTTCGAGGACACCGCCGGATCCGAGATCCGCAAGGCGCTCGCCGAGGTCTACTACGCCCTGGAGTTCGTCTGCCGGGGCTACGGCGTTGACCTGCTCAAGGCATTCGACCTCAAGATGACCGTCAACTGGACGCGTCCCTACCGACACGGAGACAAAAAGGCATGAACGACTTCATCCACAAACTACTGCCCGGCCAGATCATCGTCGTCGGCACGAACGAGTACGGCTACCACGGCGCGGGCGCTGCCCTGTACGCGCACCTGCACTTCGGGCTGCGCGGCGGCGTCGCCGAGGGATTGTCCGGGCAGGCGTACGCGCTGCCGACCATGAACGGCACCTCGCTCATGGCCGAGGCCGTGGACCGGTTCATCGGCTACGCCGAGCTGTCCCACGACCTGACGTTCCTGCTGACCAAGGTCGGCTGCGGCATCGCCGGGTACCCGGAAGAGGAAGTCATGGAGATGTTCGCCGGCGCTCCGGTCAACGTCATCCGGCCCAAGGGCTGGCCGCCGCCGAAGATGTCCATTCCGTCACGACCGAAGGAAGTGGACTGAGTGAAGCAGCGCGTGTGGATCGTGACCCAGACCGGCTGCTGCGGACACGACGAGATCGTGGGCGTGTTCGGCAATGAGCAGGACGCCATCGACAAGGCCGACAACCTGGTCGAGGCTTCCTGGGACGAATGGGAAGTGGACTGAGTGAAGCACATCGAGCTGTTCGCGGGCGCGGGCGGGCTCGGGCTCGGCTGCACGCAGGCGGGGTTCGACCCGTTCATCTACGTCGAGAACGATAAGTACTGCGCCCGCACGCTGCGGACGAACCACCGGCTGTTCGGGCATGACGGCCCGCTGATCGAGGACCGCGATGTCCGAGAGGTCAGCTTCAAGGATCTTCAGACCGACATCGCGCTCCTGAGCGGCGGCATCCCGTGCCAGCCATGGTCGAGGGGCGGACTGGCCAAGGGGATCGAGGACTCGCGCAACCTGTGGCCCGAGTTCGTCCGCGTGCTGGGCGAGGTGCTCCCTCAGGCGTTCATCATCGAGAACGTGCAGGGCATTCTCCGGCCGCAGTTCCGCCAGTACTTCGGCTACCTCATGAACGCGCTCAAGAGCCCTACTGTGCGGCGCTGGGGCGACGAGCCGTGGGAGTCGCACGCTAGGGCCGTCCGGTACGCAGGCGGCGCTCCCAAGCTTCATTACGACGTGAAGCACATCGCAGTGG